GCCGTGCTGGACTGGGAGGGTGTCGGGGATGCCGCGGGAAATGCCGTGCCGGTCACCCCGGAGGGCATCGATGCTCTCCTGAACATCTGGCCGGTCTTCGAGGCCTTCCAGACCCGGTATGTCGCTAAGGGCCTGATCCTGGACGCAGAAAAAAACGTCTCCGCGCCCTTGCCGACTGGTCCTTTGGCGGGGGCGACCGATACTGCGCGGCCTGCGCGCCCGACGAAGGAAAAAGCAGCTGCGACTGGCGCTGCCCCGACTGCCCCGCACGATTGAACCGCCCGCAGACGCAGGAAGGCTGGCAGATCTGGGATCTCGTCAGCCGTCTTGGCGGGCAATTGCGCGTGGTCCCTGGCGCTGTGCTCGGCTGGGACATGGGCGCGGCGCTGGCGCTGACCCAAGCGCTGGGCATCGCCCCCCTCATCGCGGCTGAACTGCTGCCCGAGATCGAGGCGGTGATGGTGCGCAAGCTGAACGAACAGATGGAAGAGGGCCGTGATGGCTGAGAAGAGGGTCAGCGTCCGCCTCGTCGCCGAAGGCGGCCGCCAGGTGCGCGCCGAACTGGAAGGCATCGGCGAGGCGGGCACGCGGGGCTTCGGCCGGCTGTCCTCCGAGATGGAACTGGCCAATGCCCGGCTCGGCAGCTTTGCCCGCAAGGCCAGGATTGCGCTGGCGGCCGTGACGGCCGCTGCAGTGGCCACCGGCGTGGCGATGGTGCGCTCGGGCCTCGATGTGATCGGCGCTCAGGCCGACATGGCCGCATCGCTCCGGACCACGGTCGAAAGCCTGCAGGTGCTGACATGGGCTGGCGAGCTGGCCGGTGTTTCGATGGGCGAGATCGAACAGGCGACGAAGAAGCTGACGACACGGCTGTCGGAGGCCGCTGCCGGATCGGGATCGGCCGTCGGCGCGCTGGAGCGGCTGAAACTGACGGCCGCCGAACTGCAGGCGCTGCCTCTCGATCAACGCATCGTGGCGATCCAGGAGGCGCTGGCCCGCTATGTCCCCGAGGCCGAACGCGCGGCGGTGGCGTCTGACCTGTTCGGCGACCGGGCGGCCCTTGCATTCCTGCGCATCGATGCGGCAACGCTCCGTGAGGCGGCACAGGATGTGCAGGATTTCGGGGTGGCGGTCAGCGCGGCGGATGCTGCGCAGATTGAGCGAACCGGCGATGCCATCGCCAAGCTGAGCCTGATCTGGCTCGGCCTGACCAACCGGCTGACCGCCGCCGTCGCTCCAGCGCTGGAGACCGTGGCGAACGCATTAGCCGATATGGCGCGGGGGACCGGACCGCTCGGCGGTGCCATCAGCATGGTTTTCGACAACCTTGGGCGGCTTGCCACTTACGCCACCACCTTCGCCGCCTTCATGGCGGGTCGCTGGGTCGCGGGCATGGCGGTTGCAGCCCTGTCCGTCCGTGGCTTCGCAACCGCGCTGGTCTTCCTGCGCGGGGCGCTGATCCGCACGGGGATCGGCGCGCTGATCGTGGGCGCGGGCGAGCTGGTCTACCAGTTCACCCGGCTGATGGAGCGGGTCGGCGGAGTGGGCGAAGCGTTCCGGCTGCTCGGCGATCTGGCCCGCGAAGTCTGGACGCGCATGGGGTTGGCGCTCGACGCCGCGCTGGCGCGCATGGCCGCAGGTTGGGAGGGGCTGAAGGCGGCCGGGCTTCTGGCGCTCGAGGGCACCATCGCCGGTGTCGTGAGTTTCGGCGACCGCACAGCGGCGGTGTTTCAGGGGGCCTATGATGCCGCGGTTGCGATCTGGGGCAATCTGCCCGGGGCCATCGGTGATTTCGCCTTCCAGGCCGCGAACGGGCTGATCTCCGGCGTCGAGGCGATGCTGAATGGCGTCGTCACGCGCATCAACAATTTCATCAACGGGTTGAACGCGGCGCTGGACCTGTTGCCCGACTGGGCGGTGGGCGAAGGCGGGGTGCGGATCGGCACGCTCGACCCGGTGGAACTGGCGCGGATCGGCAATCCGTTTGAGGGGGCCGCAACCGCTGCTGGTGCCACTGCAGCGGATGCATTCTCCGCAGCCTTGTCCCGGTCCTACCTGGAACCGCCAGATCTCGGGCTTGGCGCGATGGCAGACGACGCGCGCAGCCGGGCTGACGGCTATCGCGACGCCGCCGGGATGCTGGCCGATGCCGCGGGCCGTCCGCTGGCCAGTTGGCAAGCCTTGCGCGATGCCGTGACCGGCACTGGGGCGGAGGCCGATGCCGCACTGGCAGACGCCACCGCATCGGCAGATGCGCTGGGCCTGGAACTGGACGAGACCTCCGCTGCCGCATCGGTTGCAGGAGCGGCCGCGCGGGATGCCGGGGCTGCGGTGGCCGAAGGCGCGGATGAAGCGCTGACCGGCTGGGCTGCGGTGACAGCGGCTCTTTCAGACTATGCCACCAGGGCGCGCGACATTGGTGGCGATATCGGCCAGGCGCTGGTCGGGGCCTTTAACTCGGCCGAGAGGGCGGTGGGTGACTTCGTGAAGACCGGCAAGCTCGACTTCCGGGATCTGGTCACGTCGATGATCGCCGATCTGGCCCAACTGGCTGCCCGGCAATTCATCCTCGGGCCGATTGCCGGAGCCCTGTCTGGCGCGCTGGGCGGCTCAGGCGGGATCTTCGCCAACATCCTGCATGCGGGCGGCGTGGTCGGAGCGCCGGGCCCGGGCCGGATGGTCCCGGCGCACGCCTTTGCGGGGGCCCCGCGCATGCATGCCGGGGGCTGGGCCGGACTGCGCCCCGATGAAGTCCCCGCGATCCTACAGCGGGGAGAACGGGTGCTATCGCGGCGCGAGGCGTCGGGCATTGGGTCAGGCAATTCTGCTCCTGCCGTCAACGTCACGATCATGGCGCGCGATGCGGAAAGCTTCCGGCAGTCCCGCACCCAAGTTGCCGCCGACATCGCCCGTGCGGTGTCGATGGGCCGCCGGGGCATGTGAGGTCCGGAAAGATGGCATTCCACAATATCCGGTTTTCGGACAACATCAGCCGTGGCGCACGCGGCGGTCCGGAACGGCGCACGCAGATCGTGACGCTGGCCTCGGGTGACGAGGAGCGCAATGCCAGCTGGGCGAACAGCCGTCGCCGCTATGACGTGGCCTATGGCATCCGCCGCGCCGACGATCTGGCAGCGGTAGTGGCCTTCTTCGAGGCGCGGAATGGTCGCCTGCACGGCTTCCGCTTCAAGGACTGGGCGGATTACAAGTCCTGCCTGCCGTCACAAAGCGTCACCCCCCTCGACCAGGCTATCGGCACCGGGAACGGCACGACCACCGCGTTCCAACTGGTGAAACGCTACACGTCCGGTGGCCAGACATGGGTCCGGACCATATCCCGACCCGTCGCAGGCACGGTGCGCATCGCGTTGGGCCTGACAGAGCAGACCTCGGGCTGGACGCTCGACGCCGAGACCGGCGTGGTCACGTTTGCCGCCACGCCCGCCACGGGAGTCATCATTCGGGCGGGTTTCCAGTTCGACGTGCCAGTCCGCTTCGACACCGACCTGCTGGATGTCACCCTCGATGTCGAACGGTTGGGCTCGATCACCTCGATCCCGCTCATCGAGATCAGGCAACGTGGACCTGCGCTGCCTCCCCCGGACCCCGAACCGCCTGCACCCACCATCTTCACCTGGACCGACGTCTTCGCCGATCACCGCAGTATTGCGGGCGGGGCCAACTGGACCGGCTGGGGCACCAGCACCGGCCAGCCCGCCGAGGTGCCGCTCGAGTTCTTCATGCGCTCGGTGCTGCCCGGGCTACAGCAGGACGGCGCGACCATTCTCCTCGAGAGCCCGACCGGCACGATGCACCTGCGCGGCCGCATGCAGCCGCCGCCCCGCTCGGTGCTCCGGAACTGGACACTGGACCTTGCCGACACCGTGGTCGAGCGCGGCAAGGCAGGAACCTATTGGGGCCAGTTCCATCTCTGGGGTGAGGTGGTCGAAGCCCCCTCGGTGTCGCCGCCCTCGGTCGGTGTCGCGGCCGCCGTCGGCGCGACGACGCTGACCCTGAAGAACGATGCCGACACCACGGCCTTCCTCGCCACCGTCGGTCCGGGGTCCATTGCGGTGGTCCGCACCGATGCCACCGCGCCGGATTACCACCCCGCGGAGAGCCGGGAGATCATCTATATCGCATCGGTTTCCGGCCGCGTGCTGACCCTGTCCCGGCCGCTGACCATCTCGGTCGCCGTCTCGAACCCGCTCGACTACCCCGGCGAGACCGAGGACCCCTCGACCGTCACCCTGCTGGTGGGCTCGCTCCTGGCCGCCAATGCCGCCACCGGGGCCACGCAGGTCACCCTCGTCGATGCCGCAGGCCTGAACGTTGGCGACTGGGTCTATCTCTCGACCTCGGAACTGCCGACGCCCACAGGCAACCAGTTTGCGGCGACACTGGGCGTGCTCCTCGATCCGACCGAGCCCTTCGGCGACATCATCATCAACGAGGAGATCCACCGCATCACGGCCAAGTCGGGCAACACGCTGACGCTGGCCGAACCTCTGGGCAAGAACAAGCTGACCGCCTGGAACGCCGCCTGCGTCAAGGTCGACCCGATCGAGAACGCGACGCTGAAAGGCGGACGCTATGTCGGTCAGCAGGATGGCTCTGACGCCGAGGCCTGGGAGCACCAGTACATCTGGGCGCGGTATTGCGTGAACAGCACCATCAGCGATGCGCTGTTCGACAAGGACGCCGCCCGGGCCCTCACACATCGCCGGATCGGACAGGCGGTGCGCTCCGACACCGGGGCGGGCAACACGATCACGCGGCTGACCATCGGACGCGGCGGCAGCATCGAAGCGGGGGAAGGCTATGGCGTTTCGCTCCGGCGCGGCGAGCGCAACTCGGTCGTCTCGCATTGCGACATCGAGAAGTGCCGCCACAGCATCGAGCTCTGGAGCACGACCGATGGCTGCATCGTGGAATGGAACACGGTGCGCGACGATACCTCGAGCAGCCTCGACACCCATGGCAGCTGGAACAAGAGCGTCATCATCCGCAACAACACGATCAGCAATGACGGGCTACTCCTGTCCCCCGACCTTGGCGATTTGCCCGATGCGATACGGATCGGGAACAACCGCTTCTGGTTCGACGAGGACATCCAGGTCCTGAACAACACCGTCACCGGCTACCGCGGCAATGCGATCAACATCGTGCCGGGATCGCGCAACGTCACCGTGGACGGGCTCGACTGTGACGATGTCGACCGGGTGCTGGCGATCGCGAAGAACGACCGGCATCCGGCGCTCTTCTCGACCGACATCATCGTCCGCAATGTCACCGCCGACAATATCCGCGACCGGCTCTCGGAGGTCGACAACACCTCGGACAGCACCCACGTCAAGCGCCTCACCCTCGAGGACTGGACGGTCGGCGCCTCGGGCGTGGGGACGGCGAATGTCGCGGGGATCCTGAACTTCCGCCTGTTCCGGATCGAAGACCTCACCCTGCGCCGGGTGCGCCTCGAGGCCATCCGCACACAGACCTTTCACTACGGCTGGTATTTCGAGGATGTCACAGGTCTCACCATGACAAACTGCTTCCAGCAGGGCGGCCAGCGCGGCATCTCCGCCACCCGCGTGACCGGGATCAGTGGCAGCATCCGGATCGACGATCTCGAGGCCACGACCAAACATGTGCTGCGCACCGTCGGCACCTGTTCCGGCGCGCTGACCGTCACCCATGCGGGCTTTACGCCGGTGGTCGATGCCACCGGGGTGGCCGTCACGCTGGTCCCGGCGTGACCGCCAATTCTGAGGCAAAGCAATGAAGTCGCTCTCTCCCGCCCTGCAGGCCCATCTCGACGAAGGGACGACCACGCTGGCATGGTGCTGGCGGATCACTCGCGCTGACGGGGTGACCTTCGGCTTCACAGACCACGATGAGCCGCTGACCTTCGACGGCACCACCTTCGACCCCGAAAGCGGGTTTGCGGCATCGGAGGTGCGATCCGGATCCGACCTCGCTGTCGATGCGCAGGATGCGCAAGGTGTCCTTTCCTCTGACCGGATCACCGAGACCGATATTCTCGACGGTCGCTGGGACAATGCGGGTGTTGAGGTGTGGCGGGTGAACTGGCGGGCAACCGGCCAGCGGGTGCTCATGCGGCGCGGGGCCATCGGCCAGATCCGGCGCGGGCGGCTGGCCTTCGTCGCGGAAGTCCGGTCGCTGGCCCATGTGTTGGGCCAGACGGTCGGGCGGACGTTCCAGGCCTCTTGCGATGCGGCGGTGGGTGACGCGCGCTGCGGGGTCAACATCGACGCCCCGGCGTTCCGGGGAACCGGGGCGGTCACCGCCCTGCAGAGTGACCGCAGCTTCACCGCCTCCGGCCTCGGCGGGTTCGACGCAGGCTGGTTCGCCTCCGGCACGCTGACCTGGACCGGCGGAGCCAATGCCGGGCGGCAGGCCGAGGTACTGGCCCATGATCTAGCGGGTGGTGCGGCGGTACTGACCCTGCTGGAGGCACCGGTGCGAGCTGTCCCGGAGGGCGCGAGTTTCACGATCCGCGCCGGTTGCAACAAGCGGATCGAAACCTGCGCGGCGAAGTTCGCCAATGTCGCGAACTTCCGAGGCTTCCCGCACATCCCCGGGCAGGATGCCGTCCTGCGCTATGCGACCAAGGACGGCGGGCATCAGGGGGCGGTATTGTGAAGGTCGCGGATCCCGCCAGCGTCGTCGCGGCCGCCCGGTCCTGGCTTGGCACGCCCTACCATGATCAGGCGAGCCTGAAGGGAGTCGGGTGCGACTGTCTCGGCCTCGCGCGCGGCGTCTGGCGTGAGGTGGTCGGGCAGGAGCCCTTCCCGGTCCCGCCCTACAGCCGGGATTGGGGCGAGACTGGGCCGCGCGAGGTGCTGGCCGAAGGCGCGCAGCGGATGATGGTGGAGGTTCCCGCAAGCGATCCCCCACCCGGTGCGTTGGTGCTGTTCCGCATGCGGCCGGGCGCAATTGCCAAGCATGTGGGTATCCTGACCGGGCCCGACAGTTTCATACATGCCTATGAGCGGCTAGGCGTGACCGAAGAGCCGCTGACTCGGACTTGGCGGCGGCGCGCCTCCCATGCCTTTGTCTTTCCGGCGGCGCGTCGCGAAGGATGACTGCGTTTGAATGAGACAATCGGGATTTTCCGGCTTTCGCGACCGTTCAGTCGAACTCGAACTCTGCGACCTTCGACGATTACACACAGAGAGGCTGCTTTCTTTGGCCCATTTGACCCATGTCATCACCGAGCGATCCGAAGAGCTACATGATTTGACCGAACTCCTCTGGGATGCTGCTCATGAATTTCGCTTCAGTTCTGCAGGGCCCCATGCGTGTTCTGGTTCTCTCCGCCAAGAACCGCAGGGAGTATGATCGCAGCAGTTGTCCTGCCAAGGACGGCTCTGACGCACCATCAATTCGACGACAGGATGACTGACCATGGCACTTGCATACCAGTCCGCGCATAAAGAACTGCACTACCTTGATCGCGCCGGATGGCTGCGGGCTGCCGTGCTTGGGGCCAACGACGGGATTGTCTCGGTCTCTTCGCTCATCGTGGGGGTTGCCGCTGCCGATCCGAGCCCCACGGCCATCCTGATCGCCGGGGCGGCTGGGCTGGCTGCCGGGGCGATGTCAATGGCCGCAGGGGAATACGTGTCCGTGAGTTCGCAATCCGATGTGGAACGTGCCGACATTGGACGTGAGCGCCAAGCACTTCTCGACACCCCCGAGGCAGAGGAGCACGAACTGGCGTCGATCTATGAGTCCCGGGGGTTGTCACCCGAGACAGCGGCACTTGTTGCCCGTGAACTGACCGAGAAGGATGCTCTTGGTGCGCATGTTCGAGATGAGCTCGGCCTGTCGGAAGTGCATGTGGCAAATCCGCTTCAGGCAGCCTTTGCCTCTGGCCTGACATTCACCGTCGCGGCCGCGGTTCCGTTGGTCGCTGCGGCGCTTGCTCCGGAGACGCAGATCATCCCGACTGTTGTGATTGCCACACTTGTCAGCCTTGCAGGTCTGGGTGCCTTGGGTGCGCACGCAGGAGGTGCTCCAAAACTGCGGGCGACAATGCGCGTTCTGTTCTGGGGTGCGGCCGCCATGGCCATTACGGCCGGAGTCGGACGAATGTTCGGCGTTTCGGTCTAGGGGTCGCGGTCGGGCATTTTTTCACCCGGGCATGATACTCACCGGGCCGCCTTCTTCCCAGCTTCAGGGGTGGCAACGCTCTGGGTGGGCAGGCCGGGATCTTCAGCCATGGCTGGGGCCTTGTCAGCGGCAACATTGCCTGCCGCATGCTTCCTGATCGACAAGTCAACCTTCGCTGGTCGGTTCTGATCGACGGCTCGCGCGGACCGCCGACTCTTCTGCAAGAGAAATCCCGCAACCCACGCACACTTTGACCCGGAGCGCCGTCATGGCCACCCTTGTCCTCGGTGCCGTCGGCACTGCCATTGGCGGCAGCATCGGCGGCACGATCCTCGGCGTCGGCGCCGCCACGATCGGCGGTTTTATCGGTTCGGCCGTGGGCTCGGTCGTCGACAGCTGGATCGTGTCCTCGCTCGCCCCTGCGCAGCGGATCGAGGGCGCGCGCCTCGACACCTTACGCATCACCTCGGCCACCGAAGGCGCGGTGATCCCGCGGCTCTACGGGCGGATGCGCTTGGGTGGCAACATCATCTGGGCCACGGATTTCCGCGAGGAGACAAAGACCACCTCGCAAGGGGGCGGCAAGGGCGGTGGCGGCGGGTCGGTCACCACGACGGAATACCTCTACTACGCCAGCTTCGCCGTCGCGCTTTGTGAAGGACCCATCACCGGGATCGGGCGTATCTGGGCCGACAGCAAGCCGATGGACATGACCGGCGTGACCTGGCGCTGGTATCCGGGCGACGAGGCGCAGACCCCCGATCCCTTCATTGCCGCGACGATGGGTGCAGAGGCCACGCCTGCCTATCGCGGCACGGCCTATGTCGTCTTTGAGGATCTGGCGCTGTCGCGCTATGGCAATCGCCTGCCGCAGCTCTCCTTCGAGGTCTTCCGGCCGCTGGCCGATCCCGACACGGCCGAGGGGCTGGTCAAAGCGGTGACCCTGCTCCCCGGCGGCGAGTTCGGCCTTGCCACACAAGCCATCCGCTCGGGGACCAGCGGCGAGACTGTCCCGGAGAACCTGACGGCGTTGCCCGACACGCCCGACATTGTCGTGGCCCTCGACCAGCTGCAAGCGATGGTCCCGGCGGTGGAGGGCGTGACGCTCGTGGTGCCGTGGTTCGGCGACGATCTGCGGGCGGGTGCCTGCCAGGTCCGGCCTGGCGTCGAAGTGGATGCGAAGACCACGACGCCAGTCTCATGGGTTGTGAACGGTGTCAGCCGGGGGTCTGCGCATCTGATCAGCCGCGACAGTGAGGATCGCCCGGTCTTTGGCGGAACACCGGCAGATTTCGCGGTGGTGGAGGCGATCCGGGAACTGAAGGCGCGCGGACTGCGCGTCACGCTCCTGCCGCTCGTGCTGATGGATGTGCCGCCCGGCAATGCCCTGTCCAACCCCTACACCGCAGGTGCATCCGGATCCGGACAACCCGCCTATCCCTCCCGGGCACGGATCACCTGTTCCCCGGCGGCAGGCTTCACGGGGACGGTCGACAAGACCGGTGCGGCCGCCACGCAGGTAACCGCGTTCTTCGGTGGGGCATCACCCGCGGACTTCGACGTCAGTGACGAGACGGTCAGCTGGGACGGACCCTCCGGCGACTGGGGCCTGCGCCGGATGGTGCTGCACTATGCCCATCTCTGCGACGCGGCCGGTGGCGTGACTGCCTTTCTGCTCGGCAGCGGGTTGAGGGGGCTGACCACGATCCGCTCCGGGGCCAGCACCTATCCGGCCGTGGCTGCGCTCCGGAGCCTCGCGGGCGATGTTCGGACGATCCTCGGTGTGGGGACTCAGATCAGCTATGCAGCCGATTGGACCGAGTATTTCGGGCATCAGCCAGGCGATGGTTCCGGCGACGTCTTCTTCCATCTCGATCCGCTCTGGGCGGATGATGACGTCGATTTCATCGGGATCGATGCATGGTTCCCGCTGTCGGACTGGCGGGACGGGGCCGACCATCTGGACGCGGCCATGGCACCTGCGATCACCGACCGGACCTACCTGCAGGCCAACATCGCGGGCGGAGAAGGGTTCGACTGGCGCTATGCCAGCGCGGCAAACCGGACTGCTCAGATCCGGACACCGATCACGGACAGTGCCCATGGCAAGCTGTGGGTCTTCCGGCCCAAGGATCTGCAGGCTTGGTGGTCGCACACGCACGTCAACCGTCCCGGCGGGGTTGAAAGCGGCGCGCCCACGGCATGGGTCCCGCAGTCCAAGCCGATCCGCTTCACGCAACTCGGCTGTCCCGCGATCGCCCGGGGCACAAATCAGCCCGACGCCCGCCTCGACGCGCTGTCGTCGGAGAGCGCCATCCCGCATTTTTCGCGCGGCGGACGGGATGATGCCATCCAGCGCGCGGCGCTCGAGGCCGTCTATTCCTGGTGGGGCAAACCCGCGAACAACCCGGCGTCCACGCTTTATGACGGCCGCTTGGTCCGACTGGCGGATTCTGCCGCATGGACCTGGGATGCGCGACCCTATCCGTTCTTTCCGGAGCTGAGCGATGTCTGGGCCGACAGCGCCAACTGGCGGACGGGGCATTGGCTGACCGGGCGACTGGGCGCCGTGTCGCTTGCGGCCCTCGTGCGCCATGTCTGCCTGCGTACAGGGATGCCCGAGGACCAGATCGACGTGTCCGGTCTTTGGGGCGCGGTCGAAGGCTATGTGATCTCGGCGCTGGAAAGCCCGCGGACCTCGATCAGCATGCTGGCGCGGCACTTCGGGTTCGATGCGATCGAGACCGAAGGTCGCATCCGCTTCGTCATGCGCGGACGGGCGGCGGCTGTGACACTGGCCCATGACGACCTCGTGGCCCCAAATACCGGATCCAGTGATGGTGAAGTCCTCGAAATGGTGCGTGCACAGGAGACCGAGCTACCTCAAGCCCTGAAGTGGCAGGTCGCGCGCGCAGACGAGGATTATGACGCCGCCCTCGTCGAGGCGCGGCGCATCACTGTCGACACAACGCGCATCGCCTCCGAGACCTTTCCCGTCGCGGTGCCGCCCGAGGAGGCAGAACGCCGCTGTCGGCGCGCGCTGATGGAAGCCTGGACCGGCCGCGAGACCGCCAGCTTCCGGCTGCCGCCGTCGCGGCTGGCGCTCGACCCGACCGATGTGGTGAGACTCATGCACGACAACCGCACGGTGGAGTTCCGGCTGGTCACCATCGCCGATGCCGAGGCGCGTGGGATCGAGGCGGTGCGCCAGGATCAGGCCGCCGGGGAGTTGCCGCCTGTCCAGCCGCGCAGCAGCACGCTCACGCGGCCGGTCGTCTTCGGCGCGCCGGAGCTCATTCTCCTCGATCTGCCGCAACTCGCCGAGGACCAGCCCGCACATCGCCCGCTGGTCGCCGCCCATGCCATCCCCTGGCCGGGAGAGATGGCCGTGTTCCGCAGCCCCTTTACCGATGGGTTTGCCCTGATGACCATCTTCGGTCGTCGGGCCCGGATCGGCACGCTGGCGGCCGACTTTGACTCGGGGCCGACGTCGCGCTTCGATCTGGGCAATGCGCTCGTCATCGACCTGGCCACGGGTACGTTGGAAAGCGTCACCGACCTCACGCTCTTCGGCGGGGCCAATGCGCTCGCTGTGGAAACGTCACCGGGCGTCTGGGAGATCGTCCAGGCCGGGATGGCGGAACTGATCGCGCCGCGCCGCTATCGCCTGACCCGCCTCCTCCGCGGCCAGCGCGGCACGGAAGCAGCCATGGGCGCCCCGACCCCCGCAGGCGCGCGGGTAGTCGTGCTGGATGCGGCCGTGACCCAACTGCCCATCGCCGAGGCCGATCTCGGGATCCCCTGGAACTGGCGCATCGGTCCTGCCGCCCGGGCGGTCAGCGATCCGAGCTACACCGCGCGGACCTTCACGCCCGAGGGCCGGGGGCTCATGCCCTTCTCCCCGGTGCACGTCGAACAGCCGTGGCGGTCTGCCCGTTTCCCGGGTGACCTGACGCTCCGCTGGACACGCCGGTCCCGCGCGCTGGTCGCGGATGCCTGGGAACAGGTCGAGGTGCCTCTGTCCGAAGACCTAGAGCGCTATGACGTCCAGATCCGCGACGGGGCAACAGTCAAGCGCACGCTGACAGCAACCGTGGCTGAAGTCGTTTACTCGGCCGCCGACCAGACCGCCGATTGGAGTGCGCCGCTCGGCCCGGGCAACACGCTCGAGATCCGCATCTTCCAGATCTCGAACCGTCTCGGCCGCGGCACGCCCGCCGCCGTCACGCTGCAGTTCTGAACTCACCCCAAGGGAAAGCCCCATGTCAGACACCACGACCCATCTCGGGTTGCCATATCTCTTGGCCGCCCAGTCCCAGAAGCATGTCACCCATAACGAGGCGCTGCGCCTCCTCGATGGCATGGTCCAGCTCTCGGTCCTCGACCGCACCCGCACTGCGCCGCCCGCGAGCCCCGCCGATGGCAACCGCCACCTCGTGGCCGCTGGGGGCACCGGGCTCTGGGCAGCGTGGGACCAGAACATCGCGTTCCGCGCCGACGGCGCCTGGCTGCGTCTCGTGCCGCGCCCGGGCTGGCTGGTCTGGGTCGCGGCCGAGGCGATGTTCCGGGTCTGGACCGGCAGCGCTTGGGATCCTGTCGTCGCGCTGCCCACCGATGTCGTGGCCGGGACATTGGCACTTGGCGGTGCGACGGCGGACAGCACCACGCGGCTTGCGGTCAACGCGGCCGCCGTCCTGTTGAACCACGCAGGGGCCGGGATCGAGGCCAACCTGAACAAGGCGGCCTCAGGGAACGACGCCTCCCTTGCTTTCAGAACTGCCCTCTCGGCCCGGGCCCGGATGGGTCTGCTGGGCACGGATGACTGGCGGCTGCGGGTCAGTGCGGATGGCACGACCTTCCTCGACGCGATGATCGCGGACCGCACGAGCGGGCGGATGCAGTTCCCGGCCGGGGTTGCGCTGGCGGGACTGGCCTCTGACCCGGCCTCACCTGCGGATGGCTGGCTCTGGTACAATGCCACGGCCTCGCAGCTGCGCGCCCGGATCGCAGGGCAGACCGTGGCCCTTGGCAGCAGGCAGGTGCCGTTCCTGGTCCCTGCCTCCGGCGAGCACGTCATGACCTCGAGCATGGGCGCGGTCACCGGCACCCAGACCGGGGCGGCGGGCCGGATCAGGCTCTTTCCTTGGGCACCGGGCGCCGACATCTCAGTCGATCAGACTGCGATCAACGTCACCACCGAAGTAGCCGGGGCGCTTGGCAAGATCGCGGTCTATGGGTCGGATGCGAACGGGCGACCTGATCAACTGATCCTGGAAACCGGCGATCTCGATTTGGGCACATCCGGGGTCCGCAGCATCGCGGCCGCTCTGACCTTGCGCGCTGGGCGGACATACTGGTTCGGGCTGCGCCACTCTTCCACCGCCACGGTCTCGGTCTGGTCCACCTCCGGCACCGCCGACATCAACGGCGGGGCCCCCGCCACCACTGCGCGCAAGACCCTGCAGCGCACGATTGCCTATGCCACCGCGGCTCCGACCACCTGGAGCTTCGATGCCAGCGAGATCAACGCCAGCGTCGCGACCGCGATCTGGCTCCGGATGGCCTGACGCCCTTCATCGCGACAACAAGGAGACCGAGATGGGTGAACGCCCTGACATTCTGACGTGGCTCGGAACCGAGCCCGGCAAGGCCGCCCTCGCTGGTGCCCTTGGTGGGATCGTGCGCTGGGTCACCTTGCGGGAGCATTGGCGCGACGGGATCCTGTCCCTCCTCGTGGGTGCTATCTGCGCCGTCTATCTCGGGCCGCTCGTCGCACCGATCCTCGAGCCGGTGATCGGCAGGCTGGCCCCCGGCGGCGACACCGCTGGCTTCAGCGCCTTCATCGTCGGCATCGGCGGCATGTCCATCTCGGGGCTGCTGATCGACATCTTCCGCGCACGCCGTGCGGAGGTCGGAGAACGGACCAGCGACAAGGGAGAAGACGATGCGCAATCGTGAATTCCCCCGCTTCCTGCAGCGCTGCGACCTTCCACGCCTTCTGCGCCGCGAGGGCCGGGTGTGGCTTGTCGCCCTGACCATCGGCGTCGTGCTGTTCCTGGTCCTCGGTGTCTGACAGCAGCTGGCGGTCCTTCACCCGGGCCAACCCGCATCCCTTTTACCTGCACTCCCGCAACCCACCCGCCCCAGAGGCGGGTTTTTCAATTGGAGAACCACCCATGACCGACATGACCATCTCTCCCCGCGGGCTCATCGAGATCGCGGAGCACGAGGGGATCGTGCCAGCCCCCTATCTCGACAGCGTCGGTGTCTGGACCTGGGGCATCGGACACACCGCTGCCGCGGGCGGGCCCGACCCGGCAATGATGCATCGCGCCATGCCGCAGGACATCGACGCCGCGGTGTTTGCCGCCATCGACCAGTTCGCCATCGACGTGAAGGGCTACGTCGCGCGGGTCAATGAAGCGATCCGGGTGCCGCTCGCCCAGCACCAGTTCGACGCGCTGGTCTCCTTCGACTTCAACACTGGCGGAATTCATCGGGCGAAACTGACCTCCGCGATCAACGCGGGCGAGCGGGATGCCGCGCGGCACTTCATGGGCTGGCTCAGGCCGCCCGAGATCCGCAAGCGCCGCACAGCCGAGATGGCCCTGTTCCGGACCGGCGACTATGCGGCCAATGGCGATGCCGTCCCGATCTGGCGCACCGATAGCAAGGGCAGGCTCGCTGGCATTTTGCGGACAATGTCGGGCGAGGAGCTGCTCCGGCGGATCGCAATTGCGCCGATCCCGGCGGAATTGCCGAAGATGGTGGACCTTGCACCAGCCATTGCGGCCGCGGCTCGGGTGCGTGCTGCGCAGGATGCCGCCGCGCGCGGCCTCGCAGAGCTCGAGGCGGCGCTGGCAGCCTAAGACGACAACGACCCTGCGGCTGCGGCCGCATCACCAACACTTCAGAAAGGACATCGTCATGGGCCTCGCGACCCAGCTTCTCCGCATCATGCTGTTTTCGTTCTTCTCGTTCCTCGCGGCAACCGGCATCGGCATCTGGGATACCGAGGTCGGCACCCTCACGCTGCAGGTCGACAGCGTCACGGCCCTGCTCGTCGGGGTTGGCGGGCATCTCGCTACCCTTGGGTGGTGGAAGTGGGCGAACGCGCAATTGTCCTGATCACCCTTTTGATACACCGTGTATAGCACACCAGAATCAGGCCCAGAATCAGACTCGGGGTTCTCCGTCACAGCCAAAACTGCCGATGTTGCGTGCTTCAATTTCAATACAGCAGTCTGCTTGCACTTGATGCTCTGCGAGAGGTGAAAACCACCTGCTCGCCGTTGCATGTCAACTTGGCTTCACCCCGAGATATGTACGGGGGCCATGAGGATCAGCGGTTTTACGGTGGATGGGGCGCGTGGCTGGATCTGGGGTCTGGTGCTGGGGATTGCCGCCATTTCGGCCGCGACCCCGTTTGTCAGCCTGCGCATCTTTGACATGTGGTTCTCCTGGCCCAAAGCCGCCTTTCTTGCGCCCCTGCCGCCGATTTCAAGGGTGGTCGTCGAGGCGCTTTGGGCCGTGTTGCGCGGGGACTGGCGGACAGCGCCGGTATTGGCGCCAAACAGATCCTCGCGGCAGATGCGGCTGCGGCCCTCGCAAGAGACGACTTCCCACCCCCGTAAGGTTGCATCGGCGCAATAGACTGTGCGAACGCCCTCTACCTCGACCATGGTCAGGATTTCGGACAAGGGCAGCGCGGTTTGCGCTGACACAGCCGATCCTGACATGAGGATTGCCGCGAATGTCGTGGCGTACATAAGGCGCTGCATGATGTCCCCACGGTGATTGTGACCGACATTCCCCATGTGACCTGTCTCTAGAGGTGAAGATGGGCCAAAACCGCGTAAATCAGGTTCCACGGCAGGAGATATCCCGGAAACCCGAACAGGCATTTTGCCAGCCGCTGCGGGTTCGACGGCCATTCGAATACAGGCATGTAGGTGATCGGCTTATTCGGCGCCCAATGCCCACGCGCATCTTCCTGTCCAAGGGACCTGTCGTCCAACTCGCGTGGCTTCTTTGTCA